CATCAAGATGGAGAACGAGCCGGCCCGCAAGTCCGACTGGGCGACGGCGACGGGGCCTGTCCAGTACGCCGATCTCCCGACCGGCATCTGGCGCTACGAGACCACCTACTCCGTACGCATCCGCAAGTCCAAGAACACCGTCCCCACAACTGAGGAGAACGCCTGATGGCTCTCGTTGACAACGCCGTACTGTCCGTCGGTACCGGCCACTTCTACACCGCTCCGTACATCGTCGGCGGCCCCACCGCGCCGCCCGCCAACAAGACCGCGCTGCTCGCGCCGCCCAGCCCCTACGCCGAGATCGGGCACACCTCGCTCGAGGACATCCTGTCCATCTCGTCCGAGGGCGGCGACGCCACCGTGCTCGGCACCCTGCAGAACAAGGCCCTCCGGACCGCCTACTCGGCGCGCACGGAGTCGCTGGCGATCACGCTGCAGCAGTTCGACAGCGCGGCCCTCAAGCTGTACTACGGCTCGAACACCGCCGAGATCGCCACCGGCTCGAACTTCGTCGGCGTCTCGTCCAATCCGACCCCGTCCACGGTGACCTTCCTCGCCGTGTTCCAGGACGGGCAGAGCGTCTTCGCGTTCTACGCCCCGAAGGCCGAGATCTACCGCGGCGACGACCTGGCGGTCTCGGACACCGAGTCCCTGGTCGGCCTGCCGCTGAACATCAAGCCGCTGATCCACGGGTCCAACACCTGGGCCTACGCGGTCACCCCGCTGGTCTGAGCCCCGGGGGCTGCCTGACCCTACCGGTCCCACCCGGCAGCCCCTGCTAGGCCCGTACGGACAAACGTCGGGCTTCCCACGTACCACCCTCCCGCAGCGTGCCTGGCGGATCTCCGCTGCGGGAGGGGTTCCACCCCCGAGATTCGCCGCCACTCCACCCACAACGAAAGAGGTCCGCCATGGCCACGTTCACCCTCGACGACATCCGCGACGCCGCTGACAAGCAGTTCGCCTCCCTCGACATCCCGCTCAGCGGCGACCGGATCCTCCGGCTGCGCAACCCGCTGCGCCTCACCTCGGAGGAGCGTGCCGAACTGACCGCGGTCCAGACCGCGGGCTCCAAGGAGCGGGAGCGCATCAAGGCGCTGGCCGCCGAGTACCGCACCGCGGTCGAGGCCCACGAGGCCGACCCGGAGAACGCTCCGGACCCGGGCACGCTGAACCTGCCCGAGGTCGACCAGTTCGGCCAGCTCGCCAAGATCTTGACCGTGGTGGCCAACGACCGCACGCTCTGTCAGGAGCTGCTGAACCAGCTCGGCGGGGACGTGACCCTGATCGCCACCGTCGTGCAGCAGTACAACAAGGTGGTGGAGCCGGGGGAAGCCTGAGCCTGGCTGAGCTGATCGACAAGCATGGAGAGGGGCTGTTCCGAGACCTGCTGATGTACTACCGGATTGACCTCCGGGACACCATCGCCGGCCACGGTACAGCCCCCTCTTTTCTTGTCTACAGCCTCATCCCCGGGCTCCCCCCAGGCTGCATGACCCACGCCCAGATGCTGGGCGGCGACGACTGGCGCGAGCGCCTCGGCAAGTCCGCCGAGTGGTACGCCCTGGCCGACGTCTACGACGCCCTCAACCAGAACACCCGGGCGACCGGCAACTGGAAGAAGGGCAAGACCCCAGACTTCCCGCCTTACCCGCGGCCCGGTCTGGACGAGAACGGCAAGAAGAAGAAGGCGGCTGAGAAGCCGCTCACGCTGTCCGACTTCCGCGGCCAGCTCGGAGGCGTCCCCGCGATGCCCGTAGACGGAGGAAGCCTGTGGCAGGTTCCCCAGTAGGAGGTGGTCGCTAGTGGCCGAGACCACCATCATCGGTCGCATTGCGATCAAGGTCCTCCCCGACACCTCGGACTTCAAGAGGGATCTGGAGCGGAAGCTCGAGCGGGTCGAGCGCGATGTCGAGGTCAAGGTCCCGGTCGAGCTCGACGAGAAGGGCATCAATCAGGAGTTCGACCGCCTTCATGCGAACCTCGAGCGCGCTGGCGACCCTATCAAGGTGGAGGTCGAACTCGGCAACGAGGCGGCCCAGGCTGCCGCCGAGAAGATGCACGACAAGCTCGAGCGCATCCTTGGCGACGTCGTGGTGGACGTCGACCTCGACGACAAGAGCAAGAAGATCAACGTCGAAGTCGACGACGATGACGTGGAGGACGCCAACCGCCACATCAAGCAGCTCCTCCGCAACCTTGACCGAGCCAGCAAGGCCCACCCCGAACTCAAGCTGGACGACCTCTTCGACAGCGAACACGCCGACGAGGCCATCCGCGACCTGAGCCGGCTCGAGCACGCCACGAACGACCTCGGCAACGCCGAGAAGCGGCTGCAGTCCATCAACGAGAAGCTGATGCGCGACTACGGCACCACGCTGGAGGATGCCTTCGGCGCCTTCGACGAGGCCGAGATGGACGCGCTGCGCTTGGCCAAGACCACCGAGAAGCTGGAGCGCGAGACCAACCGCGCCGCCGACGAGGCCCAGCGCCTGCAGCACAACATCGACAAGATCAAGTTCGACGACGAGTTCGAGCGCCAGCTCGTACGCAACGCCGAACTGCTCCAGGAGGTCGACGACCTCTCGGACAAGATGACGGACATCGAGAACATCGACATCTCGGTCGACGTCTTCGGCATGACCGAGGCTGAGCGCAAGCTCGACCGGCTCCAGCGGCAGATGGACAGCCTGCGGGCGGACCTCACACCCGAGCTGACCGAGGAGCAGCGCCGCAAGATCATCCACCAGATGGCCGACCTGGCCGACCAGATCGAGGACCAGCTCGACAACATCGAGGCCCAGATCGAGCCGTCCGTCTCCGAGCTCATGTACCGCAGGGCTCAGGAGCGCCTGGCGTGGCTCTCCCGCACGCGCATCGTCTCCCTGGTGCCCAAGGTCAATCGGGCCGCCGCGAGCGCTGCAGCGACCGCCCTGGCCGCGCTGAGCGGTGCTCGGCTGGGTGGCGACATCGTGGACGACCTCTGGTCCATGTTCAAGAACCTGGACAAGAACCTCCCGAAGATCTTCGCGCTCGGCGAGGGCATCGCGGGCGTCGCCGGCTGGGCGCTCAGCGCCTCGTCGAACCTCTTCGCCCTGAGCAGCTCCCTCGCACAGATCGGCCCGGCGGCCCTCGCGCTGCCCGGCATCTTCGGCGCCATGGCCATCGGCCTCGGCGTCACGATCATGGGCTTCAAGGACTTCAACAAGGTCCTGCCCGAGGTCAGCAAGCGGTGGACCGCGCTGCAGGACGTCGTCTCCACGAACTTCTGGGCTGAGGCCAAGGCTCCCTTCCAGGAGCTCACCGACATCATCATGCCGCAGCTCGAGAAGGGCTTCGCGCGCGCGGGCACCGAGGTCGGCAAGTTCTGGGGCCAGCTCGGCGGCGACATCGCCAAGCGGATCACCGGAGACGGCTCCCTCGGTCGGATGTTCGACGACCTGGGCGACTCCATCGAGGTGGCCCGCGGCGGCACCAAGGCCTGGGCCAACACCATCACGATCCTGGGCGAGCGCGGCACGGCCCTGCTCCCCCGGCTGGCGCAATACTTCGTCGACATCTCCACCCGCTTCGACCGGTTCCTGACCAAGGCCGCAGCGGACGGCAGCCTCGACCGCTGGATCGAGACCGGCATCACCAACCTCAAGGAGTTGGGCAACGTCGCCTACGAGGCGGGCCGGATCCTCGGCGGCCTCGCGCGCGCAGCTTCTGAGGCTGGCGGCACCAGCCTGGCCATGCTGGCCGACCACCTCAAGGACATCGGCGACGTCGTCCAGGGTGAGGCGTTCCAGCGCGACCTGGTCGGCGTGCTCGTCGCGGCCGGCGAGGCCATGGACCGCATCGCGGACATCTCCGGGCCAGCGCTCAGCAGCCTCTTCCACACCCTGGCGCAGACCTCGCAGTCGGTCTTCGCCGACATGGGCGAGACCATCGGCACTTTCCTGGGCACCGTGGCCACCGCCCTCGGGCGGGATGGCTTCCAGAGCGGCATCATCAACCTGTTCGACGGGCTCCGGGTCGCCGTCGACAACCTGTCCCCCGCCTTCAGCCCCATGGCCGACGCGCTGGGCGGCATCCTCACCCTCGCGGGCGAGATGGGCAAGGCGTTCTCGCCTGCCCTGGCCGAGGTGCTGACCATCCTCTCGGACGCGGTCATCATCCTGGCGCCCGCGCTGGGCGGCATCGTGCAGGACCTCTCCGGCCCCGTCACGAGCCTGCTCACCGCGCTGGCCGATCCCATCGACCGGATCGTCAAGGCGGCCGGTCCCGCGCTGGGCGCCATCGGCGACGGCGTCGGAGCACTCGTCAGCCACCTCACCCCGACGGTCGGGAAGGTCGCTGACCACCTGGCCGACTTCCTGGTGGACGTGCTCGAGCAGGTCAGCGCCGAGGACATGATCGCCCTCGGCACCGCTGTGGCCGACATGGCCAGCGCCGTGCTGGAGCTCGTGGACGCCTTCATCCTGGGCGGCGACCTGGGCGAGAAGATCAACTTCGCACAGGGGGCGCAGAACACCGCGACCCAGCTCACCGAGCTGGGCAACGGGATCAGCGACTTCACCGAGAAGCTCAACGGCCTGGAGACCTGGCTCGACACCCACGAGAACGCCAGCCAGACCGGCTCTCGCTGGAACCAGTGGATCCGGGACAACTTCGGTGCCGGCGACTCGGACTTCGTCGAGGAGCTGCGGACGTGGTTCACCAACCTCAACACGCAGATCACCGAGTGGTTCGACCCGCTCTCCGTCACCACGTCGTGGGGGCAGAAGCTCCGCGCCGGCATGATCGAGGTTGCCAAGAACCTCTGGGACGGATTCAAGCAGGGCCTCGACGAGGGGTGGGCCACATTCCAGACCAACTGGAGTGACTACTGGACCACCGTCATCGACTTCGTCAAGGACATCCTGGGGATTCACTCCCCGTCCACGGTGTTCGCCGAGATCGGCAGCAACATCATCGCCGGCCTCATCCAGGGCATCGGCGCCAAGGCGGGCGACGTGCTCACCCGGCTGGGCGAGCTCAAGACGGCCATCGGGAACAAGTTCTCCGACGCGGCCACCTACCTGGTTGGCAAGGGCTCGTCCCTGATCTCGGGCCTCCGGTCCGGCATCGCCAGCGTGGCCGAGACCGTGACCTCCAGGGTCGGCGAGCTCAAGTCCGCGATCCTGTCGCGCTTCTCTGACGCCGGCAGCTACCTGGCCGGCAAGGGCCGAGACCTTGTCTCCGGCCTGCGCAACGCGATCAGCGCTGGGCAGGGTACGGTGAGCAGCGCGGCCAGCAGCCTCAAGGGCGCGGTGACCAGCGGCATCGGATCCGTCGGGTCGCTGCTCTACAGCGCCGGCTCGTCGGTCGTCAGCGGCTTCATCAGCGGCATCCGGTCCATGTTCTGGAGCGTTCAGTCCACGCTCTCGAGCCTGACCTCGATGCTGCCCGACTGGAAGGGCCCGGTCTCCACCGACCGGACGATCCTCTTCGACGCCGGCACGCTGGTCATCGGCGGCTTCATCCGCGGCCTCGAGTCGCAGTACGACGCCGTCAAGGACTCGCTGGGCGGCCTGAGCAAGGACCTGGCCAAGACCGAGTTCGCAAGTCCGGAGATGGACATCAGCGTGTCGAAGGACGTGAAGCGCGGAGTGTCTGCTAGCCTGCGGGACGACGACAACACCTCCGGCTCTGACGCCGGGGCTGCCGAGGCCCGCATCTTCATGCCGATCACCGTCAACAACCCGGTCAACGAGCCCCTCTCGGTGACCACGACCCGCACGCTGCGCGAGGCTCAGGGCCTCGGCGTGCTCGGCAGGAGCGACTCGTGACCTACTGGGACGTGCTGATCAACGGTCAGGCTCTCAACACCAACGGCAGCGGGGTGTCCGACCTCACAGGGTTTGGCACCCCGCCCCCGCGGGCGTTCTACACCCAAGACGCGTACGGCCGGGACGGCGAGGTCTCTCTCGTCGGCGGACTGAACACCGGGGTGTTCGGGATGACCGTCTGGGTTGACGACTGCGACCGG